TGTTAAAACCAATCATTTTTACCTTTCTCAAGTCCAAAGCAATTCGTCAACTTGCACTTGATCTTGTTCGTGCCTGTGTCGAAAAAACTGACAATGATGTCGATAATAAATTATGCGATATGTTGGAACAGGCACTCTTCCCAGGTAAATGACACATAAAGAATTTTTTAATGTTCTTGTAGGTAACCCACCTCCTCAAATAGAACTAGAGATAGAAATAAGAAAAAGAGAAGTAGAAGCTTTACCAGAGTTTGTAATGAAACAATATTGCCTTGATCTGGTAAAGGAAAACAAACTGCAAGATTTTTTAATCATGGCAGCTATGCAACGTATTACTGAAACAGAAACTAAGTTGTTAAGAGTTGAAATGGCTTTGCATCATCGTACTAAAAACCTTAAACAAAAGAAGAAACTAACTTTCTTTAATAGGTTGAAGGCTATGTTGGGCATGCTCAGATGATCTTTTATCATCCCATAAGACTTTGTAATAGTATTTTTTAACACCAACCTTATTAACTCTTGTAAGGGCTTCTGTAATGCTTCCTCTTTTTATTTTGTACTTGTTAGAAAATCCTGTTGTAAATTTTCTTATAACACGATCATCAATGTTAAACCGTTGACCTATTAACGCATTGGGCATAATTTGCTAAAAAATAGTATATTAGTTTCAACAGACATTGTACCTATGGCAGATAACAAGAAAATAAAATTATTAGAAACTCTTCATACAGTTCTTATTCGAGAACTTTTAGGACGAATAGAAAGCGGAGAAGCAAAACCAGGTGATCTTAACGTAGCTAGACAACTTTTAAAAGATAATGGTATCGAGTGCATACCAACAGAGAAGAGTCCTATGGAAGATCTCATGTCAAATCTTCCAGACCTTGATGTAATACCTGCTTTAGAAAGATAATTGCAACCTTTACCTGAAAAACTACAAGACTTTAGATATTTCCTGATCATTACTTGGCGACATCTTAACCTGCCAGATCCTACTCCTGTTCAATTAGACATAGCTGAATACTTACAATACGGTCCTAGAAGAAAAATCATACAGGCTTTTAGAGGTGTTGGTAAGAGTTGGATTACTTCTACCTACGTTGTGTGGAAACTACGGATGAATCCACAACTAAAGTTCCTTGTTGTCTCTGCAAGTAAAGACAGAGCAGATAACTTCTCTACTTTTACCATGCGTCTTATAAACGAGATGCCAATATTAGCTCCACTACGTCCAGAAGACGCTCAGAGAAACTCTAAAATAAGTTTTGATGTTGGCCCTGCTCAAGCTGACCATGCCCCTTCTGTAAAGTCTCAAGGTGTTTTAGGACAGATGGCTGGTAGTAGAGCAGATGAGGTTATAGCTGATGATGTGGAAGTACCAAACAACAGCTTTACCCAACCGATGAGAGACAAGTTAAGTGAAGCTGTAAAAGAATTTGATGCCATCCTTAAACCAAACGGTAAAATAACCTTTCTTGGTACACCACAAACAGAACAATCTTTATATCTAACCTTAGAAGAACGTGGATATACAACTCGCATCTGGACTGCTCGTTATCCAGACCTTAAAAACAACTATGGGGATAGACTAGCTCCTAAGTTAGCCAAGAGCCTTCAAGAAGAGCTTGTAAAGCCTAAAGATCCTGTTGACCCAGAAAGATTCACTGCAATAGATCTAATGGAACGTGAGGCCTCCTACGGACGTTCTGGGTTCTCTCTACAGTTCATGCTTGATACTTCGTTATCAGACCAGGATAGATACCCTCTTAAGCTTTCAGACCTAATAATCTCTTCAGTAAACCCAGATCATGCACCAGAAAAGGTAATCTGGTCCTCTTCTCCCGAATATGTCATCAAAGAACTACCTTGTGTAGGGTTTAACGGTGATCATTTCTACCGACCTGCCCAACAATTTGGTGATTGGATTGAATATACAGGCTCAGTCATGTTTGTTGACCCCTCAGGTAAGGGTAAAGATGCTACAGGTTATGCCTGTGTAAAGATGCTTAACGGTAATCTATACGTCCCAGACGCAGGGGGTCTTAATGGTGGTTACTCAGATGCAGTTTTAACAACCCTAGCCAAGATAGCTAAGACCAATAAGGTAAATACCATACTTGTTGAGTCAAACATGGGTGGAGGTATGTTTGCAGAACTGTTAAAACCCTTCCTTATGAGGTATCACCCCTGTGAAGTACAAGATGTACGCAATACAAAGACCAAAGAACTAAGGATTATAGACATCTTAGAACCTGTAATGAACTCTCACAGGCTAATAATAGACCGCAAGGTGGTAGAAAAAGACTATAGATCTAACCCTAACGAAGCTCCAGAACGCAAACTAAAACTACAACTCTTCTATCAAATGTCTCGTATTACAAAACATAGAGGTTCCCTTGTACACGATGACATCCTTGACGCTTTATCAGGTGCAGTAGCTTATTGGACTGAATACATGGCCCAAGATGAAGACCGTAATATAAGATCTCGTAAAGATGAACTACTATCCATACACTTAGATAACTGGGGTTCTTCTATAAACAACACTGTCACCCAAACTGCACTAGGTATGACTCATAGACAGATAAGTAATTCTAATGTATCTAACGATGGTTTTATAAATAATTCTTATTAGGTACTAGTAGTGAAGAAATGGGGGGATAATAGGGGGGTTCCAGCGTTAAGATCACACAAAAGATACACCCACAGTCATAGAAACGACCAAAGTCACAGAATCCCACACAGAACAGCAGCCCACAGCATTACCTATTAGACTAATTACTATAGGTCTCTATACATAAGACCTACTAAAAGACCCCTATAGATCACTTCTGGGCAGATCTATAGGGGTTCTATAGTTAATCTATAAGTTATCTACTAGTTATCTATAAGTACTACTTAAAATAATTTTGAAACAAAAATTTGAAGGGTTTACGCATATATACAAACTTTATTTTTCCCCATATACCTTAATTTTTTTGTAGAAATAAAGCTATATATAGAGTTTTTTATTAGTAGTACTGTCATATGGACAGAGCTACAGTATAGATACTGACTAGGTTACTGGACTAACTAATAGTATTTTGGACAGAATTGGACCAATAATTGGACTATGGGGGGGGGATATAGGGTCTATTGTTACAGATTGTTAAGTTTATTTGTATTTATTATTTATCGGTGGCCTCCACTAGTAATACTGTATGCAGTACTAGTTAACTAATAGATAACTAATAGATAGCAGTACTAGTCCTAGAAACTAATTAAAACAATGTCAGCACACTTAACTGATCAAGACTGTATTAATGCTTTAGCAACCTTCTGGTATGAATACCACAGCCAGCCAAGGAACGAGAGACCAGGACAAGCATTAGAACGAGCTTATTTAATTGCACCTGAAGAAGTATCTATTAAAAAGGATTACTTTGAAAGGATGGAAGATTTCAGGCTAAGAGCTTCAAATCAGATTGAAGCTTACACGCCAGAATATAAAACTTTAGCTCCTTGTCCTGTTGTTTTTAATATCTTGCTAAGAGAGAACGAAAGGAGTTTACAAGCTCTTTATGACAGCGATTGGAGCTTACCTATTCAGGAACGTATGTGGGCTAACGAGTACGAGTTTAAGAAGTCATCAACAGTCACTAAGTGGTTATCAGACAGAGACCCTAAAGGATTGATGATGGTATGGCAGATGCTCCAGGGATGGGAGTATCAAAGCTGCGAGCATTACGAGTTTAGAAACTCTGTTGCATATCAGATTAAGCAACAGATTGAATATGGAATCTTAAGCACACTTAAGAAGATCCACTGTCCTAACGATGAGGATAGGGTCTGGACATCCTGGACAGATCCACAACTTGACTCTCATGTAGTCTGTATATCTGATATGTTCTAAAGCTCTTAGAAAATCCCTTAAAGGGTCTACGGACCTTTTAAAGGGTTCTCTTAATAAGAGGATCTTAACCGCCCAGTTATTAATTATTAATTATGTCTAACGACAAATACGACAGTGAAGCAGAGTTAAAAGCTGCTAAACGTGCAGAGATTGAAAGACTATGGTTTGCAGAGGAAGCCACTAATGAAAACTTACTGCAAGCCTATAAAGCTCTTGATATTAAAAAAGAGGATCTTTAATTATGAAATGGTTAACAGATCAAAAACAAAAATGTTGGGATAAAGCCTATCAAGACTACCAACATGAGAGTGGTTTATCAGCTAAACAAGTAAGTGATTTTATAAAAATAAATCCTTATGTTGCTTTAACTATAGAAAATAAAGCACTTGAATACTTAAACAAGCCTAATTAATTTTAGGCTTATTTCTTTTTATTTTTTTAGATGTTAGTTGCTTATTATCCTTAGCAAAATTTTTAATGAACCCTTTAAGAAATTTTTTATTTTGAATTTTTAACAGGTTCTTTATGAACCTAGTCCTAGATTATTATTTTTATGAAACTAAAAAACAATCATTGTATCCCTATCGAATATTTGAAGGGATCTTGTATCTACTTATCTGATGAAGATGAGGGGAGGTATATAAAAGACGTAATAATTGATCTCAATAAACATTCCTTAATTCTTATTGATGAGAATAATGAAGGGATGTATTGGGAAAGCTTACGCAATGCGTCTATCCAATTCCAGGGGGGTAGATAGATGGAATTTACTGATGCTGAACTTAGTCTTATCTGCATACATATTGGTAAGTTGATAACTGAGGAAGTAATTAAACGAAAGATTCCAGACGATTTAGTACATGAGTTGGTTGATACAGTAATGGATTATCAATTAAAACAACTAGAGGAGGTGGACTAATGAGTGATTATCCGTACAACCTTACAGCCATAGCTACGCATTTAAGGGAGCTATGTTTATCTATTGCTAAGAAATTAGACATAAGTGAGGATGATGCCTGGGATCTTTGCATGGAGAAACTAGAATCTAAGTTCTTAAGAATGAAAAGGGAGGATGACCAATGAGTTATTCAGTAAGAACCAGGTTGCATCATTGGATTGAAACATGCCCTTGTACTAATTTTTTAGTAAAGAATAAAAAAGAACAGGAACAAGTTGATGGTGTTTGGTATGACGTTGTTGTTGTTGAATGTCTTGTAAAAGCAGAGGAACAAAACCATGATCCAATGTGAAAAGTGCGGTAGTGACAAAACCGAGCAGTCTGATACAAGGCAACGTCCTAACACTTTATATGTGTGGAGAAGAAGAACTTGTAAGAGTTGTGGTTACAAATTCACAACAAGAGAATACAGAGTAAGAGATCTTACTAAATTAAATAATGAAGACTGTGTTCTAGTTGCTGATCAAATTGATGAAATTTTGGAGGATTTAATGAATGACTAACGTAGTAAACCTTACTAAGTACAGGCATGATCGTGAAAAAGCTATAGATGAACGTATTGATAATGCTGAACGCAGAATTAAAGAGCTACATCTATTGATTTACGCATGGAAGTTGTTGAAACATGAGTAAACAACAACAGGTAGAAGATGAAATGTGTAGTCGTGGCTATGATTCACGACAAAGAAAAGTACAACAGAATATAAGTAAAGGTAAAGAATCTGAAAATGATTATGCCAGAAACATGACCGTTGCTGGCTTGTTACCTTTATCAAAAGCAATACAAAACTTTATTGATAGGTCTTGGAGAGGAACACCAGGACCGAAAGCTGTTGCTGCTGTTAAATTGTCAGAGTTTCCTGATATTGATGTTGTTAGCTTTATCGCAATCAAAGGTATCTTTGATGGTGCTTCTCAAATTAAAACTGCAACTCAAACTGCTATACAAATAGGACATCTGTTAGAAGATGAACTTAGGTTTAGTGTCTTTGAACAGGAAGATGAGAAACATTTTTCTAATGTAAAAAAACATATAACTGATACAGCACATCCTAGATACAGAAGAAATATGATGATAGGTCATATGAGAAACAGAGGTTTTGTTTTTAAATCGTGGAGTAAAGAAGATAAGTTGCGTGTAGGTATGAAGCTTATAGACCTGACAATTTATTCTGTGGGCATGGTCAAGCTTGCAACTATTAGGTCTGGTAAGACTATGAAAACTCATCTTGAGTTTACTGAAGGAGCTATGAAGTGGATTAAGAAGCAAAGAAAGAATAGGTTTGCAAGCTATCCAATCTATATGCCCTGTCTTGAGAAGCCTAGAGATTGGATTAGTACTACAGAAGGAGGTTATTACAGCAAAAGATTAAGACACGTTAAGGCAATCAAGTCTAAAGATCTCGATTACTTACAAGAAGTATCAGAAAGAAAACCAACAGCATTTTTTCAAGCGTTAAATGCTCTGCAAGATACGAAGTGGGAAGTAAATAAAAATGTTCTTGAAATTGCTCAGAGTTGTTGGGATAGAGGTATAGAAGTTGGATGCTTGATTGATGCGGAAACATTACCACTACCTCCGAAACCACATGATATTGATTTTAATGATGATGCAAGATTGCAATACAGGAAGGCTGCAAGTTTAATCCATGACCAAAATGCCCATGACCGAGCTAAAAGATTTCAATGTTTATCTTTGTTAGATACTGCACTGTATTACAAAAAAGAAACTTTTTTTCATGTTGTCCAGGCTGATTTTACTGGTCGTATTTATTATGCTGCCAGTGTATTTAATCCACAGGGTAATGACTTAGCTAGAGCTTTACATAGATTTGCTGAAGGCAAGCCTATAAAGAATGGAGAAGCTAAGAACTGGCTTGGTATTGCAGGTGCTAATCACTGGGGGATGAGTCGTTGCAGCTATGAAGAACGTATTGAATGGTCTGATACAGAAGGAGCAGCACTGGCAAGACAGGTAGCCAGTAGTCCAGAAGCGACTG